CAGCCATGGTCTACTACAGTCTGCGTCTTAATTTTTCCAGCAACCCAGCCCATGGTGTAACCATCCATACCTACTTTGAAGGGACACTGCAGGAGAGCTATGCAGTTCCGGGACCTTTTGGTGTTGAGAACATGATAAAGCATGAGTTTTCTCAGTTTGATACAATAGAGTTTGAGTTTACCCAAGGTCAGCCAAACAGTCGCGTATTTGTGGATTCCGTGGTATTCGGGGATGTGACGGACTATAACATGGATTACCGTGTTATGACCAAGACACCAGTTGGACGGCAGGAGGAGAAAGTTGGCCGGGTGGATATAGTACGGAATATCTATAGTGAGACAGATGAGGTCAAGAATATCTTTCAGGAAACGTTGGATGTGACAGGCTACAACTCCTATACCTTTTATTTTACAGAAGCATCCTATGATATATCGGCGGCGGCTGGTGGGGTGCTTCTTACTATTACAGGTAGCAGCAACTATTATGCGACTGTGGATGTATCTGGCTTAGTCGGGGAGTATGAGTTTGTGGTAGATGGTAAAGCTTATGCGGTGACCAGCAAGTTGTATTCCAAGGTCATCAACACGACTGGGACCGTGGAGGAGTGGAGCAACCCACTCATAAGCGAGGAGTCACTGGCGCAGCTGCAGGCGGACTGGTTGGGAAATTATTTCAGGAATAATATTGAATATGATATTACTTATCGTGGAGAACCAAGGCTGGATGCTGGAGACATCCTGTTCTTAGAGAATAAATATGTGGAAGGACTACAGATACAGATATGTGAGCACAAACTAAACTTTAACGGCGGCTCATTGTCTGGTACGGTCAAAGCAAGACGGGCTGTGGGACAGGAGGGATAAGTTGGCCAGAGAAGAGAATGCGAGTTATGAAGGGAAGGGGCAGAGAGGATTGTCAAGGGCGGGCCTGATAAACACTATATACCCAGTCGGTTCAATTTACATGTCTATTAATCCCACAAATCCATCGGAGTATTTCGGGGGTTCCTGGACACTTTTTGCACCAGGACGAACCTTGGTGTGTGTGGATACATCTCAAGCAGAATTTAATGTGGTGGAAAAACCTGGTGGCAGTAAGACTATAAACCTAAACCATACACATGCGACTGCAAACCATGCGTTAACTACTGAAGAAATGCCTTCTCATTCTCATGTAGGAGTAACCACTCATAATGAGAATAATTCGGCTTCTGGTCAGGGTTTTTCTGCTAATGATACGCATAGGGGGTTCCAGACAACGGATAGAGGAGGGCAGAACACAATGTGGGGAAGCATATCATATACGGGAAGCAATTGGGGGCATAACCATGGGAATACTGGTGCTAACCTTTCGTCAGCTCAGTCTATATTACAGCCTTATATGACATGCTACATGTGGAAACGGACCGCGTAATTAAGAAGAGGAGTGATAATTATATGTCCTGGAAGACACCTAAAACAGACTGGAAACATACAGATAATGTCAACATAGAAGATTATAACCGTTGGATAGGAAATATTGCTTATCTAAAGGAATTATCCTTAGAGGTCTATAAGGCTTATACGTTGGTTTCGATGGGGGAGGAAAAGGGTTATGCAGACTATGTCTATGCGGATGAAATAAATGCCATTGAGGCGAATTTGGCGGCCATATGTGCCAATACATACCCGTTTCCAGTTGGCAGTCAGCAAACCTATTATCCGAATCAACCCACGCCAGATTACAAGGAGTTTAATCGAATTGAATCAGCATGTTTGTTGATATACAACAATTTGATAGGACAAATTAATGGTCGAAAGAGGCTGATATTTACACTTGGAGGTGAAAGATTTTGAAAACTGATTGGAAAGACGACATTTTTGAAGGAGAACACCGATTGTATAGCATTACTGATGCACCGGATGGCAGCGGTAAATATATCGAGGATATAACGCCCTATACGCAGCGAGGGGATGCTTTTGGTGGTTTACAGTTGCAACAGATAGGGGAGGAGGTAAACCGTATTCAGGGTTGCAGCAACATTATGCTCACCGCCGCAGGGTGGACCGGAAGTTCAGCTCCTTATGAACAGG